TGCCAACTCTGGACTTGGCACGATTATTGCCTTGGGTGGGTCAAATGTTGGACACGGGGAGGGGGAAGACTATTGTAATTACTTGTAGTACCAACCCAAGCACAAAATAAGCCAATTTTAGACAAAAAACTAGTAAAAATAACGTTTATTCATGAGTTGCATGTATTTGATTCCACTTAAGAATACATAAGTGGGCTTTATTTTACAAAAGGGGACGCTTTATTGACACAAAACTAACAAAAGTACTCTAAAGGTATTGACTTTTGTAAAAAAATATGCTATAATATAAGGCAGATACCAAAGACATTTTAGTAGTACTGCTGCTGCACTACAGAAGCACTACAGTAGTTGGTAATTATTGTTATAAACATTAACAATTCAACTTTAGTATCTCCTAAGACAACTAAGGAGGAAATACTTTGTCAGAAGAAACAACAGAAGTACAACATAAGAAACGAGGTAGACCTAAGAAGTCCTTAGTAGAAGCTAACAAAAGAGGTTCTAGAGGTGCAGTAGGGCGCCCAAAGGGTGACGCAGCTATCATTAACGAGTACAAAGCTCGTATGTTAGCCTCACCTAAGTCCCAAAAAGTACTAGAAAGTATAATGGACGCTGCACTGAATGACGACCATAAAAACCAAGCAGCAGCGTGGAAATTGTTAATGGACCGTATGTTACCAGTTAGCTACTTCGAGAAAGATAAACTTAACGGTGGGAGAAACTCTGTATCAATTACTATTAGCGGCATGGGACCAGAATCCCATATCACCACTGATCCTACGATTGTAGAAGGAGTTTACACCGAACATGAATGAGTTTAAATTTTTTAGCACAAAAGAGTTCGACTGTAAAGAAACAGGTAAAAACGAAATGTCCATTAAGTTTTTACATAGGTTAGACGAGCTTAGGGGAAACTGCGGGTTCCCTTTTAAAATCACTAGCGGCTACAGATCCAAAGAACATAGCGCAGAAGTCCACAAAAAAACACCGGGGCAGCACGTACTTGGCGTAGCTGCTGACATTGCTGTATCAAATGGCACACAACGTAGAAAGATTGTTGAGGAAGCTCTTAAGATGGGCTTCAAAGGCATAGGGGTGTCCAGCAGTTTTGTCCACGTAGACGACAGGGTGTCCGACATCGGGGTTATGTGGACTTACGGTAAAAACTAATGTTTTACACAAAACACTTGACATTGACGGACAATACTGAACAGACTTTGTTCACTATGCCTGAAGGTTACACAGCCAACATAATGTACGTCTTTGTAGCTAACCATGGCGGCAGCACAAACACTATAGACTTATGGTGGGAGTACAGTGCCACCCCTCAGTTGTACATGTTTGACGGTGTGTCCATAAACTCAGGAAGTAAGGAAATTTTAGGTGGTCAGTCTTCAGCCCCTATTTTTGTTCTGCATAACGGAGAAGTAGTAAAAACACAAGCGTCCCAAGCTACAGGGAACATGGAAGTAGCTGTGACATTCGAGTTAGCCTTAAGACCGACAACATTAATTAATTTTAATGGATCTTGATATTAAGCTGCTACCTTGGCAGCAAGAAGTTTGGGAAGACACAGCTAGATTTAAAATAGTAGCTGCCGGTAGACGAACAGGAAAATCACGACTAGCAGCGTGGTTGTTGATTGTAAATGCCCTGCAGACAGACAAGGGGACAGTGTTTTACGTAGCCCCAACGCAGGGTCAGGCTAGGGACATTATGTGGGAAACTCTTATGGAGTTAGGAAACCCAGTAATATCCTCTAGTCACATAAACAATTTGCAGATTAAGCTGATAAACGGTGCAACCATTAGCTTAAAAGGCGGAGACAGACCAGAAACAATGCGTGGTGTGTCCCTTAAGTTTTTAGTGTTGGACGAGTACGCAGACATTAAACCTGACGTATGGGAACAGATCTTAAGACCAGCACTGGCTGACCAAAAAGGAAACGCACTGTTCATTGGTACACCCATGGGGCGTAACCATTTTTATGAACTGTACAAGTACGGAGAATTATCAGGAGACTCATCATACAAGTCTTGGCACTTTACAAGTTATAATAATCCGTTACTAGACAAAGAGGAAATTGACTCTGCCAAACAGTCCATGTCTAGTTACGCGTTTCGACAGGAGTTCATGGCGTCCTTTGAAGCTAGAGGCTCTGAAATGTTTAAGGAAGACTGGATTAAGTTTTCCGACAAAAGACCAGAGTTTTTTGACTGTTACATAGCTATCGACTTGGCGGGGTTTCAAGACGTATCCAAAAAGAAAGTAAAAAATAGTCGCCTAGACTGTACAGCAATAGCGGTAGTTTTTGTAAACGAAGACGGCTGGTACATAGAAAATATAATATACGGACGACAGTGGACTTTAGAAGAAACAGCACAAAAGATATTCCAAGCGGTTAGAGACTACAAACCGATTAGCGTAGGTATAGAACGAGGAATTTCAAAACAAGCAGTAATGTCGCCTTTGACAGACATGATGAAACGTTATTCATTCTTTTTTAGAGTGGAAGAACTGACACACGGCAACCAAAAGAAAAACGACCGTGTAATGTGGGCTTTACAAGGTAGATTTGAACACGGACTAATAACACTCAACAAAGGGGAGTGGAACAGCAGGTTTTTAGACGAGTTATTTCAGTTCCCTGATGCACTAACGCACGATGATTTAGTGGACGCTTTATCTTATGTGGATCAACTTGCAAAAGTTCCTTACACTGGCAGTTTAACTGAGTTTGAAGACTTTGACGTCTTGGACTCCGTATCGGGATATTAATATATGGAAGAATTCAACGAAGAAAACAAACCGTTGATGGTTGAGGAACACTTAGAAGACTGGGTAATTCAAAAGTGTAACTCATGGCGAGATCATTTTGAGTCTAATTACTCTGAAAAATTTGACGAGTACTATCGATTATGGCGTGGTATTTGGGCACAGGAAGACGCTACAAGAGGGTCTGAACGTTCTAAAATTATTAGCCCAGCATTGCAACAAGCAGTTGAAAGTTCTGTAGCAGAAATCGAGGAAGCAACTTTTGGTAGAGGACGTTTCTTTGACATTAAGGACGACACTAATGACCCTGAAAAAGCAGACATAGTATTTTTACGTAATCAACTACATCTAGATTTTGAAGCAACTAAAGTTCGTAAAGCAGTTGCTGAGTGTCTCATTAACTCAGCTGTGTTTGGCACAGGAATAGCTGAAGTAGTTATCTCAGAAGAAAAAGAGATGGCTCCAGCAACACAACCCATCATGGGTGGGGACTTAACTGCCGTAGGTGTCAACATCAGGGAAAGAACAGTTTGTAAACTTCGTCCCGTAATGCCTCAGAACTTTCTTATTGACCCTGTAGCAACTAGCGTTGAGGACGCTTTAGGTGTTGCCGTAGACGAGTTTGTCTCTAGACATCTTGTTGAGCAGCTACAAGAGTCCGGTGTGTACCGTAAGGCTGATTTAGGAGGCTCTGCGCCAGACTTTGAAATAGAGCCTGACCAAGACCTCACAGTGTACTTAGACGACAAAGTACGTCTCACGAAGTACTACGGTTTAGTCCCTCGTTATCTCTTAAATGACGCTAGGGAAGAAAATGAAGAAGAACTGCTGTCGGAAGAAGAAGAAGACGGGTACTACGTAGAAGCTATTGTTGTAATTGCTAACGAAGGGACTCTGCTGAAAGCGGAAGAAAACCCTTACATGATGCAGGACAGACCTGTTGTTGCTTTTCCTTGGGACGTTGTTCCTTCACGTTTCTGGGGTCGTGGTGTCTGTGAAAAAGGTTACAACTCACAGAAAGCTCTAGACGCTGAACTAAGAGCACGTATTGACGCACTAGCGCTTACAGTACATCCAATGATGGCTATCGACGCTACACGTATTCCACGAGGGTCACGTCCGGAAGTCAGACCCGGAAAACTAATGTTGACCAATGGTAATCCTTCAGAAATTCTACAGCCGTTTAATTTTGGTCAGGTTAGTCAGATTACGTTTGCACAGGCAGACGCACTTCAGAAGATGGTACAGACTGCTACAGGAGCGATTGACTCTGCAGGTATCGCAGGATCTATTAACGGTGAAGCGACCGCAGCAGGGATTAGCATGTCTCTGGGGGCTATTATTAAGCGGCACAAACGAACGCTAATTAATTTCCAAGAATCATTTTTAATTCCTTTCGTTACTAAAGCTGCACATCGTTACATGCAGTTCGATCCTGAGCATTATCCAGTGTCGGACTACAAATTCCACGCTACGTCAACACTTGGAATTATGGCTCGTGAATACGAAGTTACTCAGTTAGTACAGTTATTACAAACAATGAAAGCTGATTCACCTCTGTACGGTTCATTGATTTCAGCTATTATTGACAACATGAACATAACTAATCGTGAAGAGCTTATTCAACGTCTTGAGCAAGCTTCACAACCAACTCCTGAACAACAACAGGCTGCACAACAAGCACAGCAAGCACAGCTTGAGTTTCAGCAGTCACAAACAGCAGCACTTAAAGGACAGGCACAGGAGTCCCAAGCACGAGCACAGAAGATTAGCATGGAAGCCCAAGCAATACCACAAGAGCTTCAGATCAGCAAACTTAAAGCAATCACAACTAATCTTCAATCAGGAGCTGAAGACGATAAGGAATTTGAACGAAGGCTTAAAGTTGCTGAACTTGCACTTAAGGAAAAAGACATTAAGATTAAAGAAAAGTCTTCAGTACTTAACTTAGAACGCAGAGACAGCGAGAAGCAAGCAGAACAACAGCTTCTAAGTAGGATTATGAAGTGAACGTAGACCTTAAGATTGCTGCGGTCTATGACAAGCTTGAACAGAAGATCAATGCTGTCACAAAAGCTGCTGGTCCTAAAGGTGACAAGGGTGATCAGGGTCCACAAGGCGACTCTGGTACACAAGGCCCTAAAGGACCTAAAGGAGACAAAGGTGACAAAGGACTTGACGGAAAAACAGGAAAAGACGGTCAAGACGGAAAAGACGGAGTTGGTATAGAGTCTGTAGAAGAAGCTATAGACGGCAACATTGTTTTTAATCTGTCTGACGGGTCTCAGTACGACATTGACGTAACAGGTTTGATGCAAGAGGCTACTCAAAACATAGTGTCCTCTAACACAGTCCGGTTACATGATAAAACATGGATTGACTATGTAAACGGTTATACGACAACTCCCACGCTATTACAAACAATAGCTGACGGAGACGTATATGAATACACATACACAAACACAACATTATATAGATTAGTTCCAACAGGCTCTGCAATAGATTCGTTCTATAGGACATTCTCTAGCGGAGTACTGAGTGGTCTAGTTGTTGAAAAAACAATTATAGTTTAAGGATAACAAATGGCTATTGCTACAGACATTGCTATTGATAACAGCGGCAATATCTACTACAAGGGTGCAGTACACGGTGCTTCTGGTGCTGGTTACTACACTGTCTTGGAGTTACACCGCTTTTTGCAAGACTTAGCTGACGACGCTAGCGCCTCTGGAGATGATCTTATTGACATCACAAGCGTTACACCGTCGGACAGGTCTACGGACAACATTATTACGGTTAAGACTGGTTATCAGTTAGACGACGCTAACGCTAGTGCTACTGACGCTATTTCTGAGCATTTATATGATGGGTCTATTATTCAGGAAGGTGACGGTACGATTTATGACGGTATGCTCGTAATTGCTGCTGAAGGCATGGACCTTCAGATTCTACAAAACGGCGCAATCGTTACAAATGACTTCTGGAATACTATTCCTAATGGTGAAACAACTAAAGGCTTGAACAGAGATACTGCTAATGGTATTTCACAGCGGTTCCTGCTTAAAGTAAACAATGCAGGTACTGAGATTGACGGTAGACGCCTCATTGGTATGACTCGTGAGACAGGCTTCAGCTATTCAGAATTTAAAATCAACGGCACGTCACGGGGTAACAACGTACTTGCATTAAGCTATGCTGCTGATATTAATGATACCACCGATGCTTCTGGTAGAACGGCTATTACCAATACAGAAGGTTATCGTTCGTTAGACATCAGTGGAGACGGTACTCCTGAGCCGTACTACTCAGAATGGAACTTAGCTGGATTCACAAGTAAAGAGTTCTATGAGCGTATGAAGTACATCACTCGTCGTGGTGAGACTGCGCTTATTTATGGCTTAGAAGGCCGTGTATTCAGAGGAGTTACACACCAGCTTGACGGAACACAATCAAGCGGTACGTTTGTTGAGCCTGAAAGCCTAAGCTGGACTGGTGGTACTGGTCAGTTGTTGGCTATTGACAGCACAACAGCAGGTACGAAGATCTGGATGCAAATTCTTACAGGCACTGCACCAACTACAGGTAATGTCACTGGCAACGGCGGTGCTATTTTTGCAGTCTCTGGGGCTACCGACCGTTCTGTTTCTGCGCCTTTCTGTGGTCAGTCCACTGGGTCCGCTATTATTGGTTCTTATGGTTTTGGTGTGGAAGTTGCTGATACGTCAGCCTCCGATACCTTTACTGACTTAGACACTACTACGGTCAACCCGCCGAACAACGTAACTTTCACAGTTAATGGTATTGTTTCTGGCGAAGACCGTGTACTCGTCGGTCCTGCTAACGGCTCTGCTTTACGTACTGACCAGTTTGACCTAAATACAGCTGTTACTGGAGCTTCTACGTCAGTTATTGTAGAAACAGGTAGTGAGACTATCGGTGCTTCAACGCCTAACCAAACGGACACACCTACAAGCGGAACTCTTCGTGTTAAAGGTGACGACGGTGTTTATCATCGTGTACCCTATACAGGTTTGACCAAAACATCGACCACGCTTACGTTCACTGGCTGTACTAACGTGCCTACGGCGTCCATTGCTAACGACGTATTTATTAGTTACATAGACAAAGTAGCTTCAAGTAGCAGCGAGTCCTACACTACTGTATTCTCCACAGGTAACCCACGATCTTTGTTCATTCGTGTTCGTGACGGCGGGACTGCGGGAGATACCGTCCCAATTAAGACTTTTGAAAGTACAG